GTTTTCCCAGGCAACCGGCAACGTGCGCGCCGTAGCAAAGGTGTTCAGCCTGCCTTGGAGCAGCGAGCGAATCAGCTTTTGAGACATGGTCACACCTTGTTCTTGGCAACGGCCACGGCGACCATCTTCTGCACTCTGGCGAAGTTGATCCGGACCATCCCGGCTGGGGCCTGGGTGCTGCTGCCGTATTCAAGCGAGTAGATGTACGGCAGGTTGTTTGTCAGGAAAACCTCCTGCCCCGCCCCTTCTGGGGTTCGAGCCTGAACCTCTCCGATAGCCTGCGCGCCACTCTTGTCGTCTCGGTCGATCTCGTTTGGCGTTGGCTGGCCGACCGAGGTCTGCCAGTTACCGCGGGCCCGCCCGGTATCGACCGGAGTCGAGCGGATCACGCTAGAGAACAACTCAAGCGCTGCAGTACGGGCGATCTTGTCGTGTGCCTCCGCGGTTTTGACCGCAAACCGCCGAACATCATCAGAGAACGACATCGTTATGCCCTCAGCTGAATTATCCAAGTTGCTCCGGCGGGGTCTTTCCCAAGCTGAATGACGCGCTTGCCTGAGATCATGTCTCCGACCTTTGGGGCGGCCCTTGCGTCAGTCGTAATTCCCGCCTCAGTCACCAGCACCTCAGCCTGCAGGACAGTAAGGCGCTCGTCTGTCGCGAGAATCGAAGACCCATCGATTTCATCATTCGAGTAGCTGCCAAATACCCCGCGACCGGCGTAGGTTGTCGCTGAAGTCGTCATTTCCCCGGTGACCGGGTCGTATCCTTCATCGCCCTGCTGCGTGCCCGTGAATGCTGTTACCGCATCAGCAAGGTCGGTATCGAATGCCTCCGCAATGTCTGCGGTCAGCTCGTCACGCAAACCCATCAGCCGCGCACCAGCCGAATCTGACTGGCATTGCCGAGGTATGGCCGCAGAAGCGCCTCTGCAAACGCCTCGCCAGCCGTCAGCTTGCGTGAGTTTGACGAATAGGACTTGCTGCTGCTCACGTCGCCAGCCGAAACAGACTTGCTCAGTACGCCTGTTTCGGTTGCCCCATACAGCGCCCCTGCTGCAGCTTCCCGCGCGATTTCTGCCCCTGCCTGCACAACCGCAGCGGGAACCTCGGAAAACGCCGGCAGCGGCTTGGCGTTCAGCCAGGTGTTAGCCATCAGCACCGCGCGGGCCTTCTTGTCTTCGGTGGTCCAGCCGGACCCCAGCAGGCCGTCGACCTGCGCGATGGTGATGTACTCGGTCATTTACTCGGCCTCGGTCGGCTCTGGCTTGGTCTTTCGGGCGCGCGGCTTGGGCGCCTCGTCTTGCTGCTCGACTACCTCGCCAGGCGGCGCGAATCGAGCGTCGATAATCTTGAAGCCCTGAGCACGCAGCTCGGCCTTTCGTTCCGGCGTAACCGGATGTTCAACGTACTTGATCTTCTGTTCGGACATTTCATCCTCCAGAGAAACGGGGCGAGCCGGAGCCCGCCCCTATCGGTTACAGGGAAGCGTCACCGATGGTGATGACACCGGCCGAGGCCTTGATCGAGTTCGCTACCAGATCCCAGTTGGAACCGGTGGCCAGCTCGGCGTCGGTCGGAGACTTGCCACCGTTGGCGGTGTCCCAGGTGTAGCCCTTGAGAGCCAGACCGAAGGTGTAATCCGCCTGGAAGGTGGTCTCGATGCGCTGCTTGCCGTTGACGGTCTGGATGTTGGTGATGAGGTCGGAACCATCCATCACCATGCCAGCGCCATCAGCCAGGGACAGCACGCGCTGCTTGGCAGGAGCAGCCGGAGTGGCGACCGCGGCCGAGTACAGCGCCGGGGAGTCGGTCACGATGACAGCTTTGCCGAGGATGTCGACGATCGTCACGTCACCAGCCCGGAATAGCTGCTGCGCGTTGGTGAGGTTCTTCCCGATGAGGTCGTGGAAGGTCACGCCGTTCATTACCTGCGCAACCAGGCGGCCGGAGGCGTCGCCGAACTTGGCGTGCGCGGCGTTGATGGCGGCATAGGTAACGCCGGCAGTAGCCGACACGTCGTTGGTCGCGGCGGTCTGGTTGCTGATAGCAGCGACCAGGGCGGCGATTACGGTGTTCAGCTGATCCGCAACGATTGCCTCGGACAGGTTGCGGCTGATGACTTCCAGCGCCTCTTCCGGGCTCTTCTGAATCCACGCGAGCTGCGACGGCTCCCACAGGATCGGACCAAAGCCGCCGGCCACCTTGACAGCGTCGTACTGCTTCTGCGCCAGGGCGGTGGATGCTTGGTTGCCGTTGCTGGTGTAGCGATCGACGCGGCGCTGGGCGCCATGCAGGCCGGCCCAGAAGGATTCTTGCAGGAAGTCGCCGTCGATGCCCTGCGTGGTCAGGCGGATGGCGCCGGCCGAGGCGGCGTTGAACTTCTCAACGTCCTGGGCCAGGGTTTCGATGGTGGCGTTCTTGAGGTATTCGTTGAATACCTTCATATCGGAAAGGGCCATTCGGGCCTCCTATCAGTTCTGTGCGGTTAGGGCCTTGATGGCTGCGAGGCGATCCTCTTTGCTGCCGCCAAAATTGCCCTTGGGTTTGGGTGGCTGACCGTTTCCGTTCGGAGCGCCGCCGCCGTTGGCACCGGAACTCTTAAGGATCGTGTCGCGATAGGGGTAAGCGTCGACGAGGGTTTCCAGCGCTTCATCGAAGTCGGCCAGCTCGCCCGGGCGCGCGCGGCTGAAGATCTTGTTGCCGTTGGCGTCATAGGCGACGACCTTGCCGTCCTCGATCTTGAAGCGATTCCCGAAGGTGGCTTGCACCATGTCTGCCGGGACAGCCAGCTTCTCGGCGATGACCTTGGAACGAGCGAAGCTGCCGCCGATCTTCTCGCCGTACAGTTGCTGCTCGAGGGTCTGCGCCTTGGTGTTGGCTTCGTCCAGCTGGGCCTGAAAGGCTTTGCTGATCTCCGACTTGACCTTCTCGACTTCGCCGGCATCGATCAGCCGCTTCTGGTCGAGGCTTGCTACGGTTTCCAGCGCCTTGCGTGCAGCTGCCGGGTCTTCAAGACCCTCGAAAGCCTTGAGGGCCTTCTTGGCTTCGTCACGCTGCTGGAAAGCCTTCTCTGCCTCGCCTGCCAGGTACTGCGCACGGCTAGTGAGTTGGGCGACATCCACCGCCAGCTCCTTGCCATCATCGTGCACGTAGACCGGCTTGCCTTCTTGCAGGACTGCGTTGCCGTTTTCGTCAAGCTTCAGTTTCATCTCGTCTTTCTCCGGCCATCCGGCCATTGCGTTGAGCCATCCGGCCCGGTGGCGCCCCGTCCCATCCGAAACTGCGGGCAATAAAAAGCCCCGCACGATGGCGAGGCTCTAGAAATGGAAAACCCGGCGCAGTGGCCGGGTTTCGTAAGTAAAAGCCCAGCTCTTGGCTGGGCTCGATGTGTTTCACATTAAATCTGAAAGCTCGTCTTTAAGGGCCTTTTCTTCCCTTAGCCTGTCGATAGCCTTCCGCTTTTCAGGGTCAATATTTTTGCACTGGTTTGCTGCCGATCTGGCTAGATGCCTTTTGTTTGACTGATTGCGCTTGTGGCATGTTGCGCACTTTCCGTTCGAGGTGTAGCGCCAAACATGCTCGGAGTCCTTTTCACAGCCTGCCTCGCTAAAGTACACAAGCTGACCAACCTTAGCTGCTTCTACTCTAGAGATCTTCTTTGCGTCTCTCAGCGCAGCATTGAATCTGTCAGGAAATATTTTATTTGAAGATACCGACATATCGAAGCCTCTATTCGACGCCCTCTAATCATGGGCGGCAGGCGATGAGGTAATCGCTTTTCGGGAGCTACCCTAGCCGCACATTTATTCTACCACTTCAGCAGAGCACTACGCGCTCGCCACGCATGAAGCATGACGCGCACAGGATCTGCTTCGTGCCTCCGCTGGCCTTGCCGTTCTTGTAGAGCATGCCGATTTTGGTTTCCAGCACTTCGCGCGAACCGCATCGCCCGCACTGGATCATGCTCGCCGGCTTTGGCATGGCGCGCATTCGCTTGCGCACTTGCTCTGCCGGGCTATCCGGTGCAGGTGTGCCCTCGATGACGTGTAGTTTCGGCTTCTGATCGCTCATTGAGCCATCATAGCCCAGCCTTGGCGAAGGCTGCAGCGTCTCGTTCGCGCAGTTCGTCTAGCGACAGGTAGATTCCCTTGTCGTTGTAGAAGCGATCCATCTTCAGCCCGCCCTGGCGCATCAGCTTGCCGCGTGCCGGGCCGAGGATTTGATCCTGCCGTGCTGCGCTCTGTTCGGACAGCCACTGAGCATAGGTTTTATCGGCCGGAATCTGGCCGTCCATGCTCGCTCTCGTCCCGGCGTCAATCTCGTCGGGTGACAAGCCTAGCTCTTCCCAGCCCTTCAGGGCGGTGACGCTTGTAGATCGGCAGCGCCAATGGATGCGCCCAGGCCCGGCTAGCCATGGCACTTTGTGACCGATCGGCTTGTGCGTCTCGACCTCATAGCGCAGGCCGTCACGAATGCGGCACTCCGGGGTCGTGCGTGAGTCAA